GCGCTCTCGACAAGGCGCTTGACCGCTTCGTTGCCAGAGGCGGCAACGCCATCGTCGGCAAGATGGTTCAGGCATTCGGCTCTGAGGCCGCTGAAGAAATGCTCTCCAGCGTTCTCAATCCGCTTGCCGACCGTATGCTGAAGCTCGACGACGGCACCGGCTCCGCATGGCAAAACATCGACTGGGGCGAAGCGGCCTACGAAGGGCTTATCGGCGGCCTGCTCGGTCTGTTCGGCGGAGTGTCTGAGGGTATTCAGTACAACCGCGAGCAGATGCTCGGTTCCGTGCAGCGAAGCACGGAGGATGCCGTCGACAAGAAGATTGCCTCCCAACAGCCCGCAGGAGAGCAGATGCCCTCCGGGGATGTCGTTACACCACCCGCGACCCCAAACGCAAGCACGGGCCAATCTGACGCGTTAAACAGCGGTGTACGACCGGTAGAAACGAGCGAACTCACGCCGGAGCAGTCTCAGGACGTCATCGACGTCATCCCCATTCTGCTGAGGCCTATCAGCAACAGCACGGCTGAAGCGCTTATCGCTGACCCGCAGACCTTCAACCTGCTCCAAGCGCTCGGCATTGACCTGAGCGGCACGAAGAGCCAGCAGAGAGCGGCAATCAAAGAGGCTGCCCAGCAGGTGCAGAACAAGGACGGCGACTTCTACGAGAGGCTGGCGTCCCTCGTCCCCGGCCTGCGGCAGAGCGGAGCAGTCGACGCCGACACGGGCAAAACGCCGACGGTTGAAGCACCGGCGGTCGAAGCGCAGCCCGCGGTCGAGGCGCAGTCTGCGCCGGTCTTGCAGAACACAGACAACAGAGGTATAATCAGTACAGAAGAACAGGCCAACGGCGAACTGCCGTTCACATTCGGAGAGGAGGCAAACTATGCCGGACAATCAGAAGCTGCAGCAGACAGTCAACGCACTCTTGGGGAAGAAGGAGAGGCCGATGCAGGAGAAGCCCAAGGAAGCCGAGCCGATGGAGGGCAGGATGGCTGGGCTCCGGGAGTTCCTGAATATGCCGAAGGATCTGAAGGAAGAGATGCGAGCGACGGCACAAGCGGGATACATGGTGGACTGCTCCAAACTGCCGGAAAAAATGAAAGCGGAAATATACTCGGGGCTGAACGAGCATTGCGACCGAATTCGAGAGGAAGCAAAGTTGCGAATGCGCTCAGAGCCCACGACATACTCCACGGGTCAAAAACAAGAGTAATAAAACCGACAGGCGGCAGATATGACAGCGTTAGAAAAGCTGTTTCGTCGTTTTTTGACGGGGTGTATGACCTTGCTTTTTCTGAGACTGAGTGCCCCAGAGCTAAAGATATTAGGTTCGGAGTTACAAGGCCGAACGATAAGGCCATCCTGCTATTTGCAAAAATTAACGGTGTTGAGATGCCTGAAGATCTTTTATTCAACACCGCTGCCCACGAGATTGTGCATGGGCTCATTGATATAACCGATGAAAACAGCGACAGCAACATTGCGGCCTCTACGCTGATCTATGATGACATCAAAAACTCGCTGCAAAGTGACACACAAAAAAACGCGCTTGACATGGTCGCGGCGATTTTCGTTTCTACGACGTCTTATGGCAGAACAATTTTCGGGCATACGCCAACTGTTGTTGAGGTTCAGGAGGCTCTTAAATACCCTGAGGAGCGGGAGGTTGTTGACGAAGAGGTTGTCACGCACCTTGTTGACGGAACTCTCGATTTATTGGGATTTCTTGATACCGCAGAAATGCAAAGGGCTGCGCTTGACGCGGTTTGCCGCCGTTGCGGAGTTGAAGAAAGTCTGTTTAGTTTTCTAACTTATTCCGACGGCGACTCTCAGCGGCAGTTGTTTGCAGATTACTCGGACAAGGTGTATCTTTCAACGCTCGGCACTACAAATGGGCAGAAAAGCCAACCCGCTTCCGAAGGAACAGAGCGCGCACAGAGACCGGCCATTCACGCCGACTCTTTCGAGCAGAACGATCCCGGCGAGCAAGAGCAGGCCGACGGTTACGACCCCGGTGAGGAAGCGTTCCGCGAGCAGCCGCTGGACGAGCGTGAGGATCGCAGCAAGCGTTCCGAAGACGACCGCTATCAGGAGCAGCGCTATGCAGACAAGGCTGGCTTTGACAACGCGAAGGACGCAATCCGGCGCGAGCAGCAGAGAGCCGAGGCCGAGGCGAAAGAGCCTTCGCCTATCGACCGGCGCAAGACCTACGGCAACCGGCTGGAGAACATCGACGCCGCTACCGAGCGCATCCGCAAAGGAACCGGCAAAGACGCCGCGAGAGCTGTGCCGGAGGAGGCAAAGGACTTCCTCGGCAGGCACTTCGACGGAGCGAGGCTCGCGGTCAGTAAGCTGGCGGACGACTTCGCAAGCGCGTTCTCTGCGGAGGACGACGGCAAATCCCTGAGAGAGCTGGCCGACGCTCTGCCCAAGCGGATCAAGAAGAGCAAGACGCTCCAGACCCTGCTCGGCGACCACGAGGACGGCAACGTAGCGAAAGCCGCAGCCGCCATGCTTGACGCTGAGAACGAGACCGATTTCCAGAACGCAGCTTCCGACCTGTCCGAAATGCTGGCGAAAGAGATCGAGGAGCTGCCGAGGACGCTCAAGGCTCTTGCCTCTTGGCAGGAGAAGATTGAGAAGCGCGGTAGGTTTTCTTCTTTCCTCGCGTCGGACAAGGTCGTCGGTAAGCTGGCGTCTGTGTTCTTCGGGTATCAGCGAGACACCGTCAACATTCTTCAGGGTCTCGACGGCTTCGACAAGTATGGCGGAGGCCCCGGCTACACGCTTGCAAAGGCTATCATCGACGGCAACCACAAGGCCATGATGTGCCTCGGCAACGCTCTCGACGCTGTGCTGACCGCGCAGGACGCTTTCGAGAAGGACGGCGGCGCGGACAAGACTGTCGATCTCAGCTTTATCAAGAACAAGCAGAGGGAGACGTACACGATCAAGCTGACTGAAGCTATCGACATGCTGAAGAACATCAAGACGATGCAGCAGAGCAAGCTCAGTCCGTACCGCGACGTCTACTACAACTTCGAGAACGCCCGCATCAGGCTCACGAGCCGCGAGCAGTTCGACGCTGTCATGGAAGCGCTGGACAAGGCCGTGCTTCAGGGCAAGACGGCGAAGGCGTATTACGACGCGCTGACCGAAGGCTACGACATCTTCAAAGACCCGGCGAAGGCGGCTGTCAAGAAAGCCTCCGGCAGAACCGTCGACATGTACGACAAGGACTATTACCCGCTGCTGTACGGCGAAGAGCACAAAGGCTCCGGCGAGCACGGCTTCGACTTCGGCCTTGACGAGACGGCTTTCACCCAGCGCCGCACCCAGATCGAAGGCGGCAGCGTGACGATCACTGACCCGGCAGTCCGCTTCCGCTCCTACTCGCAGCAGGCGTCCAAGCTCATCGGCAGAGCCGAGGTCGGCGCTCAGATGGAGCGTCTCAACCGAGGCGGCGTAGCCCAGTCCATCACGGACATCGTAGCCGAGCGCTACGGCGAAGGCCACACCGACGTTATCGAGCAGTTCATCAAGGACACCAGCAACTTCCGCGAGGAAGGGGAGGCCGCGTCGTCCATCCTGCGTCAGCTGAGACTGAACATTCAGGGCGGCGCTCTGTTCGGCAACTTTGGCTCCATGCCGAAGCAGTTCCCGTCCGTGTTCAACGCCGCCGGTATTCTCGACTTCGACTCTATCGTGCATGGCGTGACCGCTCAGTTCACGAACAAGGAGGCTCGGGAACGCGCAGGCAGCCTCGGCTCTATCAAGACGAGGCATCAGGGCAACCTCGACCCGTCCGTGTCTGAGACACTGAGCGAGAACAGCGGCTTCAAGAAGGCTATGGAGAAGCTCAAGATTTTGAAGCTGGCGAGAGAAGGCTTCGAGATCGTAGACTCCGCGGCCATCAGGTCTATCTACCTTGCCGCCGAGTATCAGGCGGAGGTCAAGGACAACATCAGCCGGGACTCGCCCGAGTTTGAAGAGGCGGTCATGTCCTACTTCGTCCCGGCGTTCATGCAGACGCAGCCGCAGTTCGACAAGACGCTCCGGCCTTATGTGCAGACCTCCGAGAACGAGCTGATCCGTATGTTCGGCATGTTCAAGACACAGCCGCTGCGCAACTTGAACACGATGATCCGCACCGTGTCCGAGCTGCAGGCTGTGAAAGAGATCTACGGCAAAGGTACTCAGGAGTACAAGGCTACGGAGAAACAGCTCCGCACCACAATAGCCGGTCAGGCTTCCGCGTCCCTGCTGTTCGGCGCGCTTGGCGCTCTTGCCAAGCTGCTGTACCACAGGAACAAAGACCTCGAAGACAAGGACGGCAAGCTCGACGGCGGAAAGCTCGCGGCCCGCATCCTGATGAACGCCGCAGAAGCAGCCGGTGGCTCCATGATCTTCGGCGAGGCCGCCGTGCAGCTGGCCATCGACATGGCTTCCGGCGGCAGCACCAAAGAGTTCTACGGCTTAAGCGCCGGAGCTGTCAGCTCCATCGCCGACGCTCTGGACGCTATCAACACCTTTGCGCAGAAGCCCACGCTCTACAACGCGAAGAAGACCGCCGGGTATATCGCGACGCTCTTCGGCATCCCGCTGAACAACGCCTACGCCATCCTGAACAGCGCCATCATGTACACGAAGGATATTGCCGGAGACAACGAAGGCAACTACGACGACATCCTGAAGGCCATCGACGCCGAGATCAAGGCCGACAAGAAGGCTGCCGAGAAGGCGGAGAAGGAAGCCGCCAAGGAGGCAGAGAAGGCCGAGAAAGAGGCGGCAAAGGAAGCCGAGAAAGCCGAGCAGGTGAGCGGCTACCTGAAGAAACCTTACGAGGCGCTGATCGGCTCGGGCATGGAAGCGAAAGAGAGCAAGGCTCTGCTGGAGGAAATCGACACCGACGACAACGACAGCATCAAGCAGGCCGAGCTTTGGGCTTGGTATCAGGCTCACCCGGATCAGGAGAGCATTGCGATCCTGATGTGGAACAGCTACGGCTGGAAGACGACGTGGGACGCCTATAAGACCAAGCAGAGCAAAAAGAAATAAGCACAGGGCAAAAGGAAAAGGCCGGGGATCTCTCCTCGGCCTCTTTCTTTTGCCTTATGCCCGAAACATGGACTGCAGGACTTTGACCTGCCCGGCGTGTTCGATATTCTTTTCGTGGACGTAATCGTACACAGCCTGCATGGCAGGCGGAGGATCGCCCTCGGTGCGTCTGTACTCTTCGATGATGGCAGTCGCAGCGTTGTGCAGCATGGTCATGTGATCCATCTCCTGCGCGGACAGCGTGTTGAATACGCGGGCCAGCTCCGGCTTCTCCTCTTTGTAGGTCAGCGCACAGCGCGCGTATTTCTCAGCGTCTTCCAGCTCTTCATGGATCATGTCGGCGAGCTTCTTGATGATCGTCATGCCGCCCACCTCAGCAGACCTTGGTGACGACGATGTTGGCGTCGGTGAAGGTGGCCGCTCCGGCGCTTCTGACCTGAATGAGCGTAGGGCTGGAGCAGGCGCAGTCGTTGTTGCTCCTGCTGACCTGAACGAGCGTTGTAAAAGAAGGACTTGTGCCGGTGGACTGAGCCTGCGGCTGGGCGACGCCATCTTTGTATAGCTGGATCGTTGCTGCGTCGGCGGCGCTGGCATCGGCTGCGACCATGTAGACACCGCACTTGTTGAGCTGAATGGTTGCGGGGGAGGCGAGGACTGCGGTGCAGCCCTTTTCAACGGTGACGTTGTTGAATGGGATTGCGGCTCCGGCGAGCGCGGAAACTCCGAGTGAATAGGCTTCAAGCATTTTCTTCTCTCCTTTTGTTGGTGAAAAAGGAGGGCGCTCGCACGCCCTCCGTAAAGTCAGGCGTACTGTATACGCTCGTTTCCCGGGTCACGCCCCGCAGCCGCAGCCGCAGAAGGGGTTGGAGCCGGAGGTGTAGGTGCTTGCCATCGGGTAACGCACCACGCCGGTCACGGCCTGCTGGAGTTCCAGCTGGTTGATGCGGTTCTGCATCTGCGCCATGCGGTCGTTGACGAACAGCTCGCGGGTCTTCTGGCCGTCCTCTACGATGGTGCGCTGGATAGCAGCCGTGTTCATGGCGGAGTTGTAGTTGATGCCGTCGATGGCGCGGAGGGTGGCGCAGCAGCACTCGTTCTCCTTCGCCAGCAGGTTCGCCTGACCGACAGCCAGCCCGGCGACGTCGCGCTGGAGCTCGCTGTACTTATCGCCGACGTAGCCGACGACGTCATGGTAGACCTGATTGGCGGCAGCCACGCTCTGGGCGGTGCCGCCAGTCACAGCCGCGAGGATGTCGCGGGTCTGCGCCTGAAGGTTCTGATTGTCGAAGCCGCGCTGGACTTCATTGGACGTGGCGAGGTTCTCATAGCCAAGAGCGGTAGCGGCATTATTGCCCCATCCAAAACCACCGTTGAACATGCCCATGAGGATCAGCAGGCCGAAGATCCAGATGAAGGAGCTGCCGCCGAAGCTGTCTCCCCAGCCGGAGTGACCGGTCATCAGGGCGACGTCGGAAGCGGAAAGAGATCCATCCATTGTGTCTTCTTCTCCTTGTGAAAGTATTTATGCCATAGCAAGCCTGTGCACCGACTTACTGAAGCATCTGTAAAATCTGCTCAGGGTCGATGCCCTTCTGTTGAGCCAAAGCATAAAACGCTTTCTTGGCGTCTCCGCCATTGTTCTGAACGAGCTGCATGACCTGCCGCATCTGCGGGTTCTGCTGCATCATGGAGGACAGCAGCGCCTGCGGATTGCCCGCGTTCTGGAGCATAGCCATTATGCTTTTGAACTGCTTCGCAGCTCCGGCCATCTGGCCGAGCTTACTTGTGTTCAGCGCTCCGACTATCGGGTTTGTCATGGATCAGTTCCTCCAGCTTGGCGACACGGCTCTCAAGAGAGCTGACGTCAACGGACGGTGCCGGTTTTACCGGCTCGATATTGTAGGGGTTCAGGGTCTTGTACCCTGCGCCGTCGGTCTGGACGAGCCATACGACCGGGGCGGTCTCGTCGAGAAGCAGGGCGGAAGAGTTCGGCGCAAGCGCGTAGGTCTCTGCGCCGCCGCGGCCGTTCACGCGAACGACCTGCTGCTGAGGCGGCTGAAAGCCGAAGGGGTTGCTCTGAAACGGATAGGTAGGGAACGGGTAAGCCATAGCTGTCACTCCTTTCGGAGATAAGCATAACTGAAAAGAGAGCCGCTGACGATCCCGTCAACGACTCTCTTTCTGCTCAATTACAGCTCATTTATGCGGGAGAAGACTTCTCGCTCGCCGCGCTCTACGATCCGGGCGATCTGTGCCCGCGAGAGGCCGACCTCTTCCGCTATCCGTTCGTAGCTGATACAGTCGCACAGGCTCCGGCGCAGGATGAACCTGTCGCGCTCGGAGTGGATATGCTCTGCGATCAGCGCCTTTATCTGACTGTTGGTATAGTCAGGTCGTTTTCTCCGTTTCAAAGCAACCTCCGACCTTTCGGCCGCCGTCGGTACGAAGCATTATCTCTGTCTCAGCAATCCACCCGACGACTACAATACTATAATAGTGTTATTTGGTTTTCTGTTTCTCTGCCCACTTGATCCAGCGCTTCTCCCACGCCGACGGCTGGTGTTCCGGCTTCTTCACCGGCGCTGCGTAGAACTGCCCTTCGCAAGACAGGCAGAGTCGGCCCTTGTTTGTGCAGTTGGGGCAGTTCATCACTCTGCCTCCCGTCTCAGCCATTCGAGCCAACAGCTTTTGCACCCGTTTTCATGGCATATTTTCGCGCCCATAGCATAGTTGCAAAGCGGTAGCCAGTCATCCCAAAGGACGGGTTGCTTATACCCTTGTTGTGCAAAAAACTCTGCCAATTCCTCTTCGCTCATAACGCGAAGTCTGTCGGCGTTGGTCTGCGGCTTGCAATTTACGCAGAACACGCCGCCCTCATAAGCTGGAGTAATCCCACATTCGTCACACTTGCTCATTTCTTCTCCTCCTCTGCTTCGATGATGGTCGGAGCGTCATTAATTGCCATTTCTGTTTCTTTCATCGCGCACCACTTGAGGTTGTGCCATCCTTTCTCGTCTACATCGCTGTATTCGTCAATGTAGTCGAGAATTTTCAGCATCAGCGCATCCGCATCTATCAGCCTCCCATGCTTTGGGACGGGGACGAGAGGGCAATCAGACGGTCTGCCCTTTGGACTTAGAGTTTTGTTGAGTAAGCCGCACATCGTCCAAGCCCCGTGAAACATGGGGCAAAAAATACAATCGGTCGGCATCTCCATGCCATTGATGTAAACTCCCATGCTCACCCCTCCTTCGGCGGCTCTGGTAGCGGCATCCAATGGGTGACAAAATCTCCGATGGCAACGCACGAATAGTCATCCCAGTTTTTGATGACCTCCCACCATCCTTCCGGCATATAGTATTCGTCGGTTTCCTCGTCGTACTCCATGTCGATGTCGTCGCTATAGTTGCAAACCTCAGTTTTCGGCGCGGTATGAAAAGCGTCGCAAACATACGAGCGTCCTCCACCGCCGAGCCACTTCACTCGACAAGCCGCGAGGACATGAACACCACTCTCCGGCAACCGCTCCGTCACAGGAAACCAGCGGGGCTGGGCGTTCGCGGCTTCATCAGCCCACGCCTCCATGCTACGCTTGTAGCTCTCAGCGGTGGCGGTCAGCTCCTCTATGGCATCGGCGGCTTCTCGCAACAGCGGAAAATCGTCAAGGCTTCCCGACTGCTGGATGCAGATGCGGCGATTGCGTAGCCGCTTTACCAGTTCGTCATACATCAGCTTTCCTCCCTCATGTCAGCCCCACAGTTGGGGCAGTATTTGAACCTATGCACAAGCCCTGCATCTTCCTCGCGGTTTTTATACGAGAGGAGAAAACCCCATCCGCACGATGTACACAAGCACATATCTTCTCTCGCATCTCTCCACCGCCCCCGCTTCACTTCCCGCACATCGGCGGCGGGGATGGATGCAATGTCGGACAGAGCGAACGAAATGCCTTGCTGAAATCCGACAGACCATGCGTGTTCTTCTTCAAACGAAAACTTTCCCGTATAGTTGCGCTCTTCCTTTAGCTTTTCGATTGCCGCCTCGCGGCTGATGTAGTCGGTCATTCCCAATCCTCCCGGACGAGCGCGTCTGGCTCAATCCACTCGAGAGCGTCGATCAGGTGTTTGCGCTGATGCACGATTGTCTTGTGCTGCTCATAGATAACGCCGATGCAAGCGAGCAGCGCGAAAAACATGACGCCAATGATAATAGCCATATCTTCTCCTTTCAGCAGTCATAGGTGTAGCATCCCTCGTATGGGTCGAAGCCCATTTCGAGGTCTGCGTCGGACGGTTCTTCGTAGTCGACGCAACTGCAAACATCGCAGTCGCCGGGGCAAGGGATGCCGTCACATCTGTCGGGCGAATACGCCCATTTGGAACAGCTCATTCTTCCGTTCTCCTTTCTATTCCAAGCTGCACAAGGCAGGCGTTTTCAATTTCATTCATGATGTCGTCGGGCAGTACGCCGACGTAGCCGGATATGTCCTCCTTGTCCACCGCCTGCATGTTCTCGGCCTTTGCTACGCTCAGAGCTTTCAGGCCGGTGCAGGAGCTGTTCGGTACGATGACGTGGGTAGGGAGGATGTGCGTCAGCTGAGTCGTCAACGGCACGACGGTGACGAACCTCGCGCTCTTGTTGCAGGCTTCGTTCGAAACCACGACAACGGGGCGAGCTTTCGGCGCGGCGTCACTGCCGGGCGTGACGAAGTACGCATACCAGATGCTGCCGCGTGTCGGGGCAAACAGCGTTACGTTCAAGCGGCAGACTCCTTTCTCTCCAGCCTCTCCAGCAGCAGCTGTTCAAGAAACTCCTGCACGCTGGTGAAGCCGAGTGTCGCCATCAGCTGACGGACGCGCTTGGCTGTGTCGTCATCCAGCCGGACGCGGAAGCTGTTGGACTTCTTTCTGTTGTCGGTGTTCTTCGGGTGCGGCTTGGCTGGCTTGTTCAGGCCGGGGCCGTTGCCGAAGGCCGCGACCAGCAGGCCCTCTGCCTCCGGGCGCAGGCACACGCCGTAGTCCGGGTTGGCGCACATGGAAAACTGGATCTTGGAAAACTTGGGGAACTCCGCGGAGACCGCGCTCACGATCTGCCGGGGTTTTACGCCGATCGCGGCGCAGTAGGCATTGTAATCGGTCAAGACTTCTTATCCTCCTTGTCAGAAATTTCGTACCAGCTGCCATATACCTGACGGCCGCAGATGGCACACTTGTCTTTGTATGCATCGGTCTTCAGCTCGGTGATCTTCAGGCTGTTCTTGATGCTCTGCTTACATGACGAGCAGAGGTATAGTGTTGCGGGTTTCAAATCTCATGCACCCTTCCTACTCTGTTATTCTTTCTTGCTTGCTTCAGCATGTAGTCTTTCAGGAAGTTTCCTGCCTGCTGATATTCAACGCGGGCTTTATCAGCCCGCCTGTTGTGGTTATAAAACGCGAGGTACTCTTCGCATTCAGCGTGGCATGTAACGCTTCTGCGTTCGCAGTTCTTGCTGCACGGGTTCTTCATCGCCCCGTACTACCGAAGCCGCCGTCACCGCGCTCGGTTTCATCCAGCGCGATGGTCTCCAGCATCGTTGCGGACAGCACCGGGACGAACATGATCTGCGAGATTTTGTCACCGGCTTCGAGCAGATATGACTTATCCGACAGATTATAGAGTTTAACGCGCACAGAGCCCGTGTAGCCGCTGTCTACAAGCCCGTCGGATATGATGCCATGCTTGACGTTGAGGCCACTCTTAGAGCAGATAACGCCTGCAAAGCCCTTCGGGATAGCGATGTGTACGCCTGTGTCGATTACGCAGCTGCCTCCTGCCGGGATGTAGTCGGCTTTCGGTGTGCGCAGGTCATATCCGGCGTCGTCTTCATGCGCTCGTTCCGGCAGATACGCGCCCTCGTCCAGCACGACAGCCATAGCGACGCTGCCGGGCAGCAGCTCTTCTACGCTCGTGCCGAGGACGTTTGCGATCTTCTCCAGAGTTGCGGGGCTTACGCCTCCGTTCTGCTCTGCTTTCTGAATGGCTGAGGGGCTTACACCCACAGCCTCTGCCACCTTTCGGCGGGATAGTCCTAACTCATTACGGAGTTCATATAGTTTTTCACCAAGGTTCAAGGCTCTTCTCCTCTCTGATATAGATTTCAGTTCTCGGGTTTGCTTTGTCGTAGTGGACGCGGCTGCCGTCTACGGAGACGATGACCCGGCAGTTGTCGTCTGCCAGCACTCCGTTCTTTACCAGCATGTCATGCGTGGCTTCCAGCAGGTTCGTCAGGTCTACCCGCCGCCGCGTCGGCATGTAGTACACGCAGGTCACGCATACCGGGCTTTCGATTGGCTTGTCCGGGAGCGGTCGAAGATAATAGCTCGCCGCCGCCTGATAGTCGATGAAGGCTTTAGACGGCATCGGGAACATCTTGCCGGTCTTATGGTTTGTCACCATGCGCATACTGTTCTTTTTCGTGATCGGCGCTTCGGGAATGGTATAGTGCAGCATAAGCTCTCCTTATATGTGGTTCGTCAGGGACTCAAGATATTTCAAGTATTCCTCCGTGACCGGTTCATACTTTGCGCTTGAGTCTCCGTCGTACTTTTCTTTTTCCCAGCAACGCAGAGCAGCCCGCCAGTCTTCTATCGGCGTCTGGCCTTTCTTCCATCCGACAGCCTCGTAATAATCAAAGAAGCGGCGCGGGTTGACGTCGCTCTTTCGCTCTATGCAGTATGCCTTGACATCTTCGAGCGACGGCCTTTCGTATCTTCGGTTCGGCCTGCTGTCCATGACTGTCACCAGCTTCTTGCGATAGAACGCGTTGAGAGCTTCTTGCACTTTGGATGCTTCAAAGTGCAAGCGGCTGGCGAGCACGTCTTTGTCGCATGGAACGTACTCGCCAAATGCTACCAGTAGGCTCATGTAGATAAGAGCGTATGCCATGCCGTCCGGCCTGTCTGCTATTTCCCGGAACTCCGGCTTTGACAGGCAGTGCCTATCAAGCCGGAGCCATTTCCCGGCGGCCATTAGAGCAGGTCGTCGAGGCTGTCGTCTCCCCAGCCAGCCGTCAGATCAGGGCCGAGGTCGGGGCCGCCCGTAGGTTCTACGATGGCCTCGATGCTGGTCTTCTCGTAGTTCGTCCACGTCTCGTCGGCGTTCTTCCCCCGGCGCGGGCCAGCGGAAGTGATCTCAAGGACGCGGAAGCGCCCACCCTCCTCGACGCCGGAAGGCGTGTTCCTTGCGAAGATGGTCACCTCGCGGTGAGCGCGGCCGTCTTCCTTGACGACGATCAGCTCCCACGGGCCGCGGGACGCTTCGCCTGTTCTGACGCGGTGAGCTGTGTACTCGCCGCCCTTTTCGATTTTCAGCATATTTCTGTCTCCTTAATCCAGCGTGATAACGGTCTTAGCCGTTGTTTCCTCATAACCGCGGACATCGCGCAGCTCGTCCGCCGTCTGCAAGCCGTTCAGCACTTCCGGGCAGAACTCTCTGGCGAAGAACGCCGCCGCCCGGTAGTGGAACATCAGGTCGGGCATGGTCTTCCACTTAGAGCCGGGTTTGTCCACCCAGCCTTCAGCCTTTGCCATATCCCAAGTGACAGGGGAGCCAGTGCAGACCTTGCCGGTTGCCGCGTCTACAGCCTGTGCGTAGTAGCCCTTTGTACTGCCGTCTTCGTTGAGCAGCTGAACGAATTCGAGCTTCGTGGAAAATCTCGGCGAGGCGTTGATAGCCGCAATGCAGAACTGGCCGCTCCAGCCGGGCTTTCCTTTCACGATGAACAGGTTCTGCATGACGTTGAGCGGGGACATGTTCATGCGGTACGCCATATCCAGCGCGATCAGGCAGTTGGCGGGCTTCCCGCGGTATACGCCCTCCGGCACAAGCTCAGAGCTTGCGAGGATCTTGGCCTGCTTGACCGCCTGCGCATACAGCGTGGTGTTGTTCCAGATGTTCGCCGTACCGTCAGTCGGCACAGCAACGGCAGCCGGAGCTGTGGTTGCCAGCTCGGTGCTTTCGGTTTTTACTTCATCCATTTTCAGCACTCCTCTCTTTTTGTTTTCGGCAGCGGCGCATCAATGCCGCCTTTGAACGCTGTGAACAGCAGGTAGTTGGCGTAGTCCTCAGCGTCGTCCTGATCGTCGCAGCTCACGATGATCGTCTTCAGTGTGTTCGTCAGCTTAGCATATTCCAGCAGGAGCTGTTCGCCAGAGCCTTCGACAGTCGTTTTGTTATTCTCAAACTTCAGCATCAGCCTTCTCCTTTCTCTTGCGTTTCTTTTTCTTCAGCGCTTCGTGCATGACGATGCAGGCGGTCGCCAGCTCGTCCTGAATTTCCAGCTCATACAGGCAGTAAGTACCGTCTTTCTTCAGCTGGAGGATGTCCAGAAACTCGACCTTGTTGCCAGCCTCGATAGCCATGCGGTAGAGGTTCTGCGCTGCGGTGTACAGGACGCGGTGACCCTTGTCGATGTTGGCGGTCGTCTTCAGGTCGACGATGCCGTACTTCCCGTCCAGCTCTCCGTAGCGGTCAATCGTCCCGGCGTAGAGCGTTCCGTTGTTCACGGCCCACTCGATCTTTTCCCAAGACGGTTTGCGGTCTCGCAGGAAACTGACGTAGGCTTTCAGGTAACCGGCGAGGTCGTCGTCGATCTCGACAGAGCCGAATTTGTCGAGCGCTTCCGCGGCCTTATGAACTTTCGTGCCGCGTTCCGCGGCGCTATCCAGTACATACTGGTTCACCTCACCGTAGATCTCCCGTGTGAGGAAGCGCGTCAGCTCCGATACGCTTGGCACTTCCTCTCCGTCGACGGTATAGCGGTGGGTGTCGTCGTAGAAGATCAGGTTTGCCATCACTTATCCTCTGTCGTGATGCGTATGGTCTCATACGGCCTGTAGCCCATCTTGTACAGATCGCAGATCGCACTGGCCAGCTGGTTGATGAACTTCTCCGGGTAGATGCCGTAGCTCTTCCAGCCGTCCTCTGTCTGCATTTCCAGCCTGTATACCTTACCGGTCGCCATCTTCATCATCCTCTCTTTCATTTTCATCATCGCCGCTGAACGGAGACCAAATTGACGGCTGCGGCGGGCCGTAACCTGTCGCCATCGCATACCCGATGGCCGGGTCTTCGAGGTTGTACATAGCTTTCTCCTTTCATATGAACTTTACTGCCTCTCTCAGCTCTTCGGCTGAGATGCGCAGCAGCTTGCAGGCCGTCTTGATCTGGCCCAGAGGCCACTCGTCTGTGTGCTTGCGCTTCAGCATGACAGACAGAGTCTGCCTGCACATGCCGAGCGCTTCGGCCATGCCCTCGTCGCTGATGCCATAGGCCTGCTTTCTTTCCAGCATCAGTGCCTTTACCGGATCTCTGCGCTTCTCAGTTGCTTTCAGCCGAGGCATGTCCGTCATCCTTTCGCATAAGATCGTACAGTGCAGCCCTCACGCGAACTTCTGCGTTGGGAGGCTTCTTCTTGCAGTTCAGAATAGCCGAGAGATACTTCTCGTTTATGCGCATCTTCTTAGCCAGTTGCCTGCCTGAGATACCGTAGATGTGCATAGTGCCTACTACTTCGCCTGTCCACTTCTCTAACATTCTCTTCTCCCTTTCTGTTTTTGCAGTTGACTTTCTTCTACTTGTGTGTTACTTTAGCAGTAGAAAGACTACAGATTTCCAATAACGAGTAAACTTGTTTCTACTAAGCCATAGTATAGTATCTTACTTTCTGCTTGTCAATGGCTATGTGCGAAAGAAGTATACTCTCAGGTGTAAAAAAAGAAAGGGGTGTAATATGAGCTTCTACGATACCTATGTCCGGCTTTGCCGGGCGCGTGGGCTGAGCCCGTGCGGAGCTGCGACTGCCGCCGGGATCAGCAAGAGTGCGCCGGGGAAATGGAAGAACTCGACGCCGAACGGCGAGACGCTTGTAAAGCTATCGAAATTCTTCGACGTGCCGATTTCCTACTTCAGCGGCGTAGAGGAGCCAGAAGTCGATCTGAGCGCATATCCTGAATTGCTTAGGATTGCCCGCGCCGGAGCCAAAATGTCGAAAGAGAAGCGTTCTGAGCTGTTAAACTACGCTAAGTATTTGGTACCGGAGGCTTTCGATGATTAAGAGGGCTGCCTTTGTTGTGAACGCAACGCTGGATTTCATACATCGCAATGTCACTTCCTTTCCGGTTGATTTGATTAAGATTGCCAGCGACAACAACATCAAGGTCATGAGCCTGACAGACCATATTGCAAGCGGATTAACGGAGCAGCAGGCCTTTGACCTGTGGGGTAATGATGACGGAGCGGCCATGTTTATCCGCGGCTATCTCGTCATCGGGTATAATGACCGCAAGCCAACGAAACGCATACGCTTCACGCTGGCTCACGAGATCATGCATATCGTTCTCTGCCATATGCTCGACTTGCGGGCTGACGAAGGCTCGCAATACTACAAGCCGGATATAGCGGAGGAGTACGAACTGGAGGCCAATCTGGCTGCCGGGCTTTTGTTGTGTCACCCGAAGGTTTGCTATAGTTTGCGCAACAGCATGAACGAGAAGGCCTTGCAGCGTCTCTTTGGTGTTTCTCACGACTGCGCTCTTCGTGTACTGAATGACCTGCACGAATACGACGCCGTTATTCACAAAGACAAAGTCTACCGCAAGATGGCTATGCCTGAGATAGACCCTAACCTTGTGCTTCCCGAAAGCTGGCTGTTCGACGGCGGCATAAGCGTCTGGCCCACGCCAAAGGAGGCCGGTATGTTATGAGGTGCCGTTACTGCAAGCGGGAGATACCGGACAACTCCATCTACTGCAACTGGTGCGGAAAGAACCAGCTGGCCCAAAGGGCCAAAGCCAAAACACCCAAAGTGCCAAAGCCTGTCCTTTTGGGTAGCGGCGAATATTCCGCTCAGCTTATGGTAGACGGAGAGCGTATACGGGTACACGCCGGATCTCTCGATGAGTACAATGCTCTCGTATCTGCCATGAAGACCGGAGTTGTAGAGGTGGCCAAGCAGGACAACAGGCTTGTCAAGGACGTAGTTGCTGCGTATATAGCCAGCCGGGAAGGCGTCGCCTCTCCGGCTACGATAGACGGCTATCTCCGCAAGGCCAAGTACAATCTCCAGTCTTTATACTCTCTCAAGCTGAAGGACTTGACGAAGGAGGCGTATCAAAACGCCATCGACGCCGACCGTTCTCGCTATGCTGGCAAAACGATTTGGGAAGCTGTCAGCCTTGTGCAGTCCGCTACAGGGGTTAGATACGCCGGGCTTGTCATCCCGTCGAAGAAGCCAAAGAAAAAGCCGCCCGTCTATTCGACGGACGACATCAGAAAACTTATCTTGGCTTTTTCGAGAGAGGGCGGGCAGATAGAGGCCGCCGGTCTCCTTGCCATCTGGCTCTCTCTCCGGCGCTCAGAGATCATGGGGCTGCGCTGGCCTGATATTCATGACGGCTATATCTCCGTCGGCACAGCTCGCGTCTATGACAAACACCACAGGCTTTGTGAGAAAGGTACCAAGGAGGACGCCAGCGAGCGCAAGATACCATGCGACAGCTATGTCCTCGACAAGCTCAATGCTCTGCCTAAGACGTCAGAGTATGTCTTCACTATATCGACTGCTGGTATCTGGGCTGGTATTACCAGAGTGTGCGACGCCGCTGGCGTCGCCCACGGCTACCTGCATGGCTTTCGGCATACCAACTGCACAATCATGGAGCTGTTGAATATCCCCGACGTATATGCCAACCGCCGGAGCGGTCACGCCAACGACCATGTTCGTAAAACGACCTACACGGACATCATGGATGAAGGCGCCGTTCAGGCTGCAAAAGCTGTCGATGATTACTTCCTCGCTTTGACAAAAACCGTGCCTGTTACTTGAAAATTACTTGCTATGTTGCAAAAGCCCAGTGATACCAACGCTTTTGCGTTCCGAAAGCGGGGTTCGAGTCCCCGCTGGAGCACCACAACACGGAAGGCCAGTAAGCCCTTGTGGCTACTGGCTTTCCTTTATTTTATGCGGGTTTGCAGGTTTTTCTCGTGTTAAAAAACCGCGACAAATGTTGAAAGATTTTAACATCTGTCGTCGTTTTTTAACATGCAAATTACTTGAAAATTACTTGAAGCGCGTACGCCTTAGATGCTCCGCACAGTATATAATAGCGAAAGTTCACTTTCGCTATTATATACTGTGCGGAGCACTTTCAGCGTGGTTTTAGGTTTCGGCAGGGGCTTTCTTCTGGAAGCTGACCGTCAGCTCATAGTTGCCCGACGGGTCTAAGATCACCAGCATCTTAGACAAGATCCCCCTCAAATTGCCGTTGAATTTGAGTTCGCCCGTCTGCAACTCGAAGTATGCGTCATATGGCGTCTGTTTAACGCGTGAGGTTGCTTCCTCCGGCGACTTCGCCTCTTCTGAGGGTTCTTTTACCTCCGGCTCTTTGAAGCTCTCAGGCTGCGTAAAACGTAACCAGTCGGGAGAGACCTCTTTCTGGCCGTTCAACGCCGCGAAGGGGTGGATGCCGCTAAAGTGGCGGTTGATGTAGTTGCTCAGGCTTCCCGGGGCTATGCCGAACATATCTGCCGCATCCCTCAGCCTGCCGCCATGCGCACTGCACAGCTTCTTGAGATATTCAAGCTGGATATCCTGCGGCATATACACGAACGTAGACCAGTCCATAGGCTTATTGACATCGTAGCTGTACACTTCTCCGTTCAGCTCCTTTCTCTGTTTTTCGGTCAGCCTGTCCGATGGCAGGCTGCACTTCTTCGAGCGGCTGCCGCCTTTCTTGGAGAAAGCGCCCCTTGCGTTGCGCTTTCTCTCCTTTTCCGTCTGGCGGAAGACATAGGCTTCGTCTGTCATACTGCCTCCTCAGTATGTGTCGGCGATCAGCTCGACGATGGTGCGGTCGCTTTCCGGGTCGAACTTCACCGCACGATAGCTGCCGTCGTAGGCGCGGAAGTCCTTGCAGTAGACCATGGCGTCGAGCTCGTAGTCGTACTCGTAGACATGGCCGCTCTCGTCGATGGCGAAGTCTCCGTTCCAGCAGACGCTGCCTTTTGTGTCGACGACGAACTCACTGTCCGCCTCGCTCAGCCACATCAGTGGCTTCTGACGGTAGGTGCAGTACTTCTCGTAGGTTTCCCACGAGTCTTTCGTCCATCCGCTGTAGTCGAAGTCACGGAAGGTCTTGATGCGCTCGAAGCTGTGGTTGCTGTACTTGATGCCGTTGCAGTCTTCGATGAAGTTGCCGATGGTATAGACCTCGCCCGCCTCGTTCATAAAGGCCATGCGGCTGCCGTCGATAGCGTTGGATACCATTATCATGAGGTCTTGGTTCTTGTAGAAGTCCGGCACTCCTCTGTGCAGCGGAGCCAGCTGGCTGGCGATATACTCCATCGTGTCGGAGATACCCTTGCGCGGCGTGATGTCGATGATGCCGTTATGTGCCACGCCCAGCTTGGTCGTGCATTTCAGCTTCTTCAGCAGACCGATGCTGTCGGTGACAGGGAAGGGGTGTGTATTCTCCGGCTTGGTTCCGCCGTGCGTTGTGATGCGGAAGTGCAGGATGGTTGACAGCTCTTTGAGGTTGTACTTCCTGTCCAGCTCACGCAGACGGTTGACGAAGCTGTCGTACTGCATGAAGCCTTTCTCGATATACACCTTGTTCTTGTAGGCGAACATGATGCCTGCGCCATCCGGGTTTCTGCACCACATGTTCTGGATGGTGTTCTCATCCGGGAGCTCGATGCCTTTGGTAGAGATTGCGATGATGCACATAATCATTTCTCCTTTCTGTTATGCGGCGACAGCGCCGCTGATGATGGCGATATTTCTGAGACGCACCCAGTAGCCGGTATTGCGCGGCAGGAAGCCGCAGGTATGCAGGCCGTAGCCGTCGTGCCCGAAGTCCAGCGCGATGTCGAGATTGGTGTGGCCTCCGTCGCCTCTGATCCTTACCACGGTTGCCGTCTCTCCGATGTGTCTGCCCAAGCACTCGATACCGCGGCCGTCGTCGTTGATGACCTCGACAACGTCACCCTCTCGCAGTTCGCAGTCGACAAAGGTGTGTTTTGGCTTTGTCACATCCTCGTCTGCGCGCACTTCCGGCTTCCAGTCGTAGTCGGTAGGAGCGCAGCCGTCGACGATGTCTCGGTTCTTCAGGTACTCCGTCAGCTCGGGATAATTCGCTACGCCGGTGATGTCCGTCCACTTGGACTCCATGCACTCTTCAGCGGTATGCTCCTTGGCATAAGTGACGATATTGCTGACGAGCTGGAGTGTCGCGTAGATGGTGCTGACCTTGAGCGTTCCAGCGAACAGGCGGAACTCCACGGTCGCGTCGTTCTCGAGGTTGATGGCCTGATACCTGCCGTTGTCCACGGTGTTCTGCGCCACGGTCGTCAGGCTGCGGCCATACCGCTTGCAGTAATCGTACTTCACGCGAGGACGCGCCGCCCACTGATCCAGCTTGGCGGCAGTACGCCGGGTAAACTTCACCAGCGTATCCCAGTGGCGGTCGACGATGAGCACGATCTTCCCGGCGGTCTCATCCTGCGTGCGATAGTTGTCGCCCATCTGGCGACGGCCCACATGGACGTGCAGGCCGCAGGTCTTGGCATCCTGCGACAAGAACCGCCACTTTCGGGCGATGTCGCAGATGCGATCCCAACCTAAGGAATTGCGGTGATACTCCAAGGTGCAGGGATGGCTGACGATCTCCACGCCGTCGGACAGACTGCCGTCATGCTTGCAGTAAATATCCTCGGTATTGTCGATGATTTCCTGCGCGCAGCGGCCCGGATCGTCGCCCTTGTCGATTTCCAGCTCCACACCAAAGAGCAGCTCCTTGATGCTCTCATCGGTGTAGAAGCGGTCGCTCGTCCGGGCTTTGAATACCGGATCAGGCTTGTACCCGTAGTTGTGAATTGCCTTACGGGCATAACGGCGCTCACAGTCCGCGCAGCGGTAGCACTCGTCGTCTTCGTCCCACGAGATGTCGTCGTAATAGAACCATACCCCGCAGACCTCGCACTTCTCGTAGTCGTCGGACTCCATGCAGCCCTCGCAGATAATGCCTCCTCCGAAGAGCGAGCCATAATCCTCCCGATCAATGTCGATCCATTCGTCGCAGGCTTCGCAACGCCGGAAGCGGTCGCTGTTCTCGAGGCAGTCGTCGCACACATCCACCTCGCAGATGTAGTGCATATCGTCGTTGTGATGGTACTCGCCGCAGACCTCGCAAACGGTGAAGTTGCTGTCACGGCAGTCTTCGCAGTACCACTTGCCGTCGATTTCGGTGGCCTCACTCTCGTCTTCGATAGTGCAGCCGCATTCGGCGCAGATGATATGGCCCTCTTCGTCACGCACCGGCTCACGGCGCTCGATGAGCTCAAAGTACTGCTCCTCGACGGCCCATCTCGAACCGAACCCGTTCCGGTTGCTGCAGACCTTGATCTGGCCGTCCATCAACAGTTCGATGACATAGCCGACCCAACTCTCACTGGTGATGGTATACGAGCCGCCGCCGATGCCGCGGATCTTGTCGCCAACCTTGAAGTTGTGCACCACGGGAGGCGCGGCCTCGACGAGTTCCAGCCATTCGACGCGGCAATACCACATGCCGTCCATGCTGGTGGCGCCATTGGGCCACTTGACCAGCACAGTCGTGTCGTCGCCCGGATAGATATTCCTGACTTCGCCGAGCGTTCCCGGTGCAGGGAAGACGTGCATGTCGGAGCCGCCGTTCGCGTCTTTCGGGCCAGTGAAACGAACCTTGTCTCTGAAATTGAACATGATTTTTCCTCCTTAACCGACGACTTCAGCCGTCGAAACGTTGACGATACTCGCTTCCAGAAACTGCTTCTGGAGCTGTTTGGCTTCCTTGAAGCTCATGGGCTCGCTGTAGCGGCCCTCATCGAAGAAGTAAAGGCAGTACATTTTTCACATCCTCCTTAATGCTTCAGCCATGAAACGGATCAGCCCCGAGGCGCTCAAGAACATGAGCACCACGAGGCTGACGATTTCCTTATCCAGCATATCCATGACGCGCCTCCTTACAGCGGAAGCGCGTCGTCGTCGTTCCACGGGCAGTCGGGATCGTCCGGGTCGAGGTTGGTGAAGTCTGCCGGAGCGACATCCGCAGGCTTGCTGGCCTTGTCCCCGCCGCAGAAGTACACATTGTTGGCGAGGATCTCGGCGACGCGAACCTTGACGCCGTCCTTGTTGGTGTACTCGCGCATCTGGAGCCTGCCGTCCACGAGGATCGGCATACCCTTCGCGAAGTACTTGCTGATGAACTCAGCCGTGCTGCGCCACGCGACGCAGTCGATGAAGTCGGTGACGCGGGCCTCGTCGCGCCCGATGTCACGGTCGCAGGCGATGCGGAAGCTGGTGACGTGCGTACCGCCTGTCGTGCTCTTCAGAGTCGGGTCAGCGACGAGGCGGCCCATGATGGTGATGTGATTAAGCATTTTGTTTTCCTCCTAAAGTTATGAATTTTTTTGGCCTGATCGGCCACAACAGCCTACCAACCGAAGCTGATAGGCTGTAATTGCAGATCAGAAAGGAAGCGGCATTGCCCAGCGCTTGTGCGACCAGCCGCGGCTTGGGCTGTATTCGATTTCACCCCTTTCGTTCCAGAAGCTGAAGAACAGCCTGCCGCCGTCGTTACTCAGCGTCAGGCTGTTCTTCTTGCCCTTCAGTTTGATATACATGCTCACGCCGCCGCACCTCCCACGACCACGAAGTTCCCCGCGCCGTAGATGCTCTCCAGCGTCTTCAGCGCCTGCTTGCGGGTGCGGCCCCACTCGGTACGACGGATACGCGCTCCGTCGCGGAACTGAATGATGAAAGTATGAATTGACATGCGATAACCTCCAATGTATAAATAGTGTAGAAAGGTGTGGTTTGCTTGAAACGTATATGCAAAGATTGCGGGTGCGAATTCGAGCTCACTTCTTCCGAAGCCGAATTCTACGCATCTCGCAATCTTAAGCTGCCCCGTCGGTGCAAATCCTGCCGACGAAAAGCAAAAGACCCCAGATACGCCGATATGCGCGAGGTGATGCGTGATACTCCTACATCCAAAAGTTCCGCATCGGGCCGCGACATCACACGATCCGGGGGCGACGTAAAAGCCATCGCTCCGCAGTTCCTTGACGGCTTCGAGGAAAACCTCGACTTTTCGCCCGGCCTCAATCAAGAGGTGCGGCGCGTCTTCGGAACTTGGGAAGAGTTTGAGGCGTATATTGCTGGCGGAGAATGAAAAAGCTGAGAGGAAAACCTCTCAGCTTTTTTTCGATTTTAGAGAGCCTCAACTACGAGGCTCTCTGTAGTTCACTTGTACGCCGAACTCGCGGCTGTAGCTGACCCAGATGTCGAAGTCATGAGCGCCGAGGTACTTCAGCACTTCGCTGAGCTTCATGTTGCAGGTGTTGCCTGCGGTCTGGTTTTTGATGGCGTCCATGAAGTACGGGACAAAGCCAGCGTACAGGCGAGTGCTGATGACCTCGCCATTCTTCGAGTCAACGAGGTCGAGCAGGATATACTGCTTGGTGGTGTAGACATCGTAGCGGGTCTGCACCGTCTTGGCGGGCACGACTTCGTAGTGCACCAGCCGAACGACATGGTGGCCGCGCTCCATGTCACGCTTCGCCGGAGCAGCATAGAAGCTGTCGATGTCTTCGAGCGCTTCCAGCTCGACAAGGTTCTTGTTGTTGTCTTCGTAGGCCTGAGTGGCGAGAGAGGTTCTATCCATTTTAGTGTTCTCCTTTCAGTTTCGGGCGGTGCTCCGCCCTTTGTGGCCCGCGAGCTAAACGGAAAATTTCAGAGCGTCAAGGATCGCGCAGCGACCGCCTCGCGGCCAAAAAGTTTTTCGTCGCCTCAGCGAAAAGAAAAAGTTTTTGAGTCCTTGCGCTCTGAAATAGTGACGTAGAGGCTGTTAGGCTCCGTGAGCCTTACAGCCTCTTGGAACGGTTTTCGTTTATCGTGAGGCCTCAAAGGGCAGGTGCTCCGCCACTGAAAGGAAGAACACAATGGAGAGGTTCGCTCTCGCTCAGACCGATGTGACAGCAACGAGGGCCTGTCGGGCTGTGTAGCGCCTATACTGTATGTATAGCTATGCTACTACTGTGTGCGATGACATTTGCGTGTTTTTTCGTCGGCTTTTGCACGGCTTTGTGCCGCTTTCGACTGTGCAACCTGACGTTATGCACCAGCTCACTACTGTGTATACGGGTATGATACTGTACTGTACGTCTTGCGGCGTGGCACATGTCTTTCACACTTGCAGTAGGTCTCGTGCGCGTACCACTTTCGTCAAGCTGTAGCTTTCGTAACAGTAGCACAGCTGTCGATATGGTAGTGCGTGGCGGAGGCGGGCGTGGGGCGGTTAGGCTGGCGGCCGGTGCGTGGGTGCAGGCAGCCTACCGTTCCTTTCCTTTGCTGGTAGGTAGAGGTAGCCCCACCCCGCCGGAAAAAGTGGGTGTCTCGCAGAGAGGAGACGTATATATATTTCACACGCATTTGTGACTCTCGCCGGGCGTTGGTGTAAATTCACACCAATTTTTTTATGCCGAAAGGTAGAAAGAAATTGACAGGTGGTAGAAGATGGGCTAACTTGTAGCTGGCGTACACCTCCTTTCAAAGACCGCAAGGCTGCTGGGCATTCGCACTGCTCGTCGGTTGGGAGGAAGCAGCGGCGTGAAAATCGCCACCCCCCCCTCGGAAAAACAGGGGCGCCCCATTTGTTGTGGGAGTCCCGGCTGAAATATGAAAGAGGCTGTAGATGGCAAAGCAGAGGGCATACGACGGCAAGAAGACGCTGACCCTTGATTTCGGGACGCTGACCCCGAAGCAGAAGGAGTTCATGAAGGCGCAGACCTTCTTCGTGTGCTATGGCGGTGCGAGAGGCGGCGGCAAGAGCCATGTAGCCCGTGTCAAAGCGGCTGGCATGTGCTTCAGGTACCCGGGCATCAGGATCTTGATGGTCAGGTGTCATTACCCCGAACTGGAAGAGAACATTATCAGGCCTCTGCAGCGGATGCTGCCGGAAGAGGTATACAGATACAACGGCACGAGCAGGATCATGACGTTTGACAACGGGAGCGTCATCAAGTTTGGGCATTGGGACGGGGACTCGGCAGAGAACGAGTATCAGGGTGTCGAGTATGACGTGGTATTCGTTGACGAAGCGACACAGCTAAGCGAACGGGCTTTCCGGTATTTGACGACTGTGATCCGCGGCGTCAACGACTTCCCGAAGCGATTCTACTTGACGTGCAACCCGGGCGGGATCGGGCACCGTTGGGTAAAGCGGCTGTTTATAGACCGGCAATACATCAACGACCCTGACGATCCCGAGCGCAACGAAGACCCGAAGGACTATACGTTCATCCCTGCGACGGTCGACGACAACCCGTATCTCTTGGAAGCGAACCCGATGTATGTCAAGCAGCTGGCAAACATGCCGGAGGATTTACGGAGGGCGCACAGATACGGTGATTGGGACGCGCTGGGCGGCAACTACTTCAAGGGCTTTGGCGACCAGCATTTATTCCGGCCGTTCAAGATCCCGGAGCACTGGCCGAGGTACCGCAGCTTTGACTACGGCTTGGACATGTTTGCGATGGGCTGGGAGACGGTAGACCAAGACGGCAGGAGCTGGGTGTACAGGTACTACGAGAAGCCCGACCTCGTTGTTGAGGAAGCCTCCGCTCAGGCGAAGGCGCACACGCTGCCGGGAGAAAAGATACAGGCGACGTATGCTCCGCCGGATATGTGGGCGAGGCTGAAGGACACCGGCAAGACGATGGCCGAGCTGTTCATGATCTACGGGCTGCCGATCATACGCAGCGACAACAGCCGCGTGCAGGGGCACATGGTCATGAAGGACATGATGCAGCCGATACCGCTGAACGACCCGTATGTAAAGAGTCTGTTCCCGGCCGGGCAGGCACCGGAAAAACTGCCGGGGCTGATGATTTTCGACAACCTCGACCGTTTGATTTCGGACATCCGGGACATACAGGCGGACGAGAAGAACCCGAACGATTGCGCGAAGCAGCCTCATGACGTGACGCACAGCGTCGACATGCTCCGGTACTACTGCGTGAGCAGGACGCTGGCAGCGGAAGAGCAGAGGGCCAAGCAGGCCGAGTTCGACGAAATGTACAAGACCAAGCAGGACTATACCGAGTGGATGTGCGGGAACGTGCCCACTGATGACTATATGAGCTATTGAGGAGAGACGGATGGTATTTCAGATTTGCGCAGTAGCTGCGATTGCGCTGCTCGGATGGCTGAGCTGGGTAAGCTGGCGCCGCATAGAGGTTCTGTTGTCTGCTGTTGCGAAGCTGTCGAACGCGCTTGCCGAGCAGCAAAAGTTCATCGAGACCTCGTTCAAGGACTTTGATGGAGAGAACGAGCTGATCGAGAAGCGGATCACTAAGGTCGAGGAGCAGGTGGCTGAGCTGCCTGTTGAGAAATTCCGGGAGATCGCGGAGAAAGAGGCAGACTTTGTTGACGGTCTGAACAACATCCTGAACTACTCCGTTGACAACTACGGTCTGAACAAGGACGGTGTAAAGCATGAGTGAAAAGCTGGGTCTCTTCCTTGGCGAGAACAAGCCGACAGTAGAGTGCGTTTGGGGCTTTTATGAGAGGGGCTCGCTCTTCAACACCCAGATCAACCTCGACGAGACCGTCCGGGTGAACGAGAACTTCTATGTTGGCAAGCAGTGGGAGGGCGTGAACGCCAACGGACTCCCCACGCCGCAGTTCAACATCATGAAGCGTGTGGCGAACTTCACTGTGGCGACGATCACGTCGGACAACCTGAAGATCAACGCCACGCCGATGGAGAATACCCCCGGCACGAGCAAGCTGATCGAGCCTGTCCGCATCGTGAACGAGGAGTTCGAGTCTCTGACGGAGGCGAACGACATTCCGAGCCTGAACCGTGAGTTCTGCCGGAACGCGGCGGTAGACGGCGACGGCTGCACCTACACCTATTGGGACGCTGACGTTGATGTCGGCAGCGGCGTCAAGGGCGCCATCAAGACGGAGATCCTGCCGAACACGCGGGTATTCTTCGGCAACCCGAACGACCGGAACGTCCAGACGCAGCCCTACATCCAGATCGCCAGCCGGGAGATCGTGCGCAACGCGAAGCTGAAGGCGAAGGCGAACGGCGTACAGGGCTGGGAACAGATCAAGCCGGACAGCGAAGAGAGCGTCAGCACGGACAGCGTTAAGCTGACGGACGATAAGGTCACCGTTCTGCTTACCCTGTGGAAAGACGACGAGACCGGCGAGATCTGGGGCTACGAAAGCACGCAGAACTGCGAAATTCGGAAGCCTTGGAGCCTCGGCATCCGGCTGTACCCGATCACTTGGCTGAGCTGGGACTACATTCAGGACTGCTACCACGGTCAGGCCATGATCACCGGCCTGATCCCGAACCAGATCTTTATCAACAAGGCTTGGGCCATGAGTATGCTGAGCATCATGCGTACCGCGTGGCCGAAGATCATATACGACAAGACCCGCGTGAGCCGCTGGGACAACAGAGTGGGCAGCGCAATCGGTGTCAACGGTGGTGTGGACACCGTCGCAAGGGTCATCGACCCGGCAAGCATCAGCCCGCAGATCAGTCAGTTCATCCAGCTGGCGGTCGAGCAGACGGAGCAGAGCCTCGGTGCTACGAGCGTGGCGCTGGGCGACACCCGCCCGGACAACACCTCGGCCATCATCGCGCTGCAGCGTGCGGCTGCGACGCCGAGCGAGATGACCAAGCAGAACCTGTACCGGGCTGTAGAAGACCTGTTCAGGATCTACCTCGAGTTCATGGCCCAGTACTACGGGAAGAGAGTCGTGGACATCGAGACCCCGCAGGAGCTTGACCCGGTGTATCAGTTTGCCGGGCAGGCCGCGCCGGAGACGGTGCAGACGGAGTTCGACTTCAGCGTTCTGAAGGACTTCCCGATGATGCTGAAGCTGGACGTCGGCGCGTCGAGCTACTACAGCGAGATCGCTGCCGTGCAGACGCTGGACAACCTGAGAATGGCTGGCCAGATCGACGTCATTCAGTATCTGGAGCGCATCCCGGAGAGCTACATCCCGAGACGCAGGGCGCTGATCAACGAGCTGAAGCGCCAGCAGGCGATGGCTCCGATGATGCCGCCGGAGGGAGCACCCCCGCAGATGGGTGAAGACGGCGGAACCGTGATCCCGGGCCAGAAGCCCGAAGTCACCGCAGGCAGGGGGTATGGAAGCCTCCAGCACCAGATCAACAAGGCGGGCAGCGCCGAAGGACTGATTTGAGCCGCAAGACCAGCGGTTTAGATACAAAAAATCTTTTAGCCGGACTACCAGCGGCAGAAAGGAAAAATCATGGACGAAAACAAGATTGCAGAAGTCGAGGCCGAAGAGACCGAGGTCACAGAGCAGATCGAAAGCGCGTTTGACGAAGAGTGGGAGGACGCTCCTGCCGACGATAACGACTTTGACCTGAGCGACGACACGGAAGCCGCAGAAGCTGAACACCAGAGCGAGGAAGCGGACGAGCAGGAGGAGACCGAAGCAGAACCCGAGGAGACTCCCGAAGACAAGCCTGCTGCCGGAGCGGAGGCGGAACACCAGCGCTTCCATCTGAAGCACAACGGCGAGGAGCGGGACGTTGACACGGAAGAAGTCGTGGCGCTGGCCCAGAAAGGGCTGGACTACGACAGGGTGCGTCAGGAGAGGGACACCTTCAAAGATCAGCACCCGAAGTTCAAGGACTATGAGAGTTTTCTGAGTGAGCTGGCCGAAGCCAGCGGCACCGACATCCCGGGGCTCATGGAGCAGACCCGAGCGACGCTTCTCGTACAGAAAGCGAAGGCTGAGGGCAGAGAGCTGAGCGAGGCTGCGGCCATCGCGCAGATCAGGGCCGAGAGCCGCAAAGCTGCGGAAAAGCCTGCCGCCGAAGAGCCCAAGCCGGAGAAGACCCCGGAGCAGGAGCAGGAAGAGCAGCGCAAGGCGAATGTGGCGGCTTTTGTAAAAGCCTACCCCGGCGTCAAAGCCGAGGACATTCCCAAGGAAGTCTGGGAGGACTGCTTCCGCACCGGCGACCTTACCGGGGCCTACGCCCGTTGGGAGAACAGGAAGCTCAAGACCGAGAACGAACAGCTTAAACAAAACCAAAAGAATAAAGAGCGGAGTACCGGCTCTCGGCGTTCTGCCGGGGCTACTACCCCCAAGGACGCATTTGACGAAGCGTGGGACTCCATCTGACATGGAGGAATTAATTTATGGCAACTCGTTCCATCAACGGCGGCGCCAACGTCATCAACCTTGCCGAGAAGGCTTCTCCCAAGGTCGTTGAGCGCTTCAAGATCGGTTCCGTGACCGAAGGCCTGTTCAGCCACGACTATGACTGGACTGGCGTAGCGACCGTTCAGGTTCGCAGCATCGACAACATTCCGCTTCAGGACTACAACTCGACCAAGACCGACGGCACCAGCCGCTACGGTACGATGTACGAGGTCGGCGACACCGTTCAGGAGATGACGGTGAACGATGACAAGTCCATCTACGGCTCTATCGACAAGCGGAACAACACCGAGACTCTCCAGACCAAGGCGGCCTCCCGCATCCTGAAGCGCGAGACCGACGAGGAGATCATTCCCTACGCCGACAAGTACCGCCTGACCAAGATGGCGCAGAAGGCCGGTATGGGCTACTTCATGGGCAGCACCGCGCTGTCCGCCAGTAACATCGTTCGCACGATCATGCTCGCCAACGCGGCCATGAGCAACCAGAAGGTTCCCGAGACCGGCCGTGTGCTGTACATGGGCTACACTCTGGCTGTCGACCTCAAGCTGGCCGATCAGGTCATCGACATCGACAAGCTCGGCGAGAAGGCTATCGTCAACGGTGCCTTCGCCAAGATCGACAAGTGTCAGGTTCGTCTGGTTCCTGACGACTACATGCCTGCCGGTGTCCACTTCATGATCATCAAGACCGGCGTCGCCCTCGCTCCTAAGAAGATCGAGGACTACCGCGTCCTGACTGGCACCCACCTGCTTGACGGCTCTCTTGTCGTTGGCCGTTTCCTGCACGACTGCTTCGTGCTGAAGACCAAGGAGAAGGGCATTCTCGTCTGCATGGATGCTCCCTACTCCATCAGCTCCGGCGTCACCGGCGACGCTGCGACTGTGAAGAACGGCGAGACTCTCCAGCTGGCTCCGAAGGTGAAGCTCGTTTCCGGCGGCGACGACGTTGTCGGCGTGAACTTCAGCTATGCCTCCAGCGCTACCAGCAAGGCGACCGTCAGCGCTTCCGGCCTGATCACCGGCGCTGCTGACTCCGGCTCCGCCAACATCACGATCACCGCTGGCACGGCCACGAAGACCGTGGCCATCACCTGCGCCGCGGCTTCCTGATTGCAGCACAAACCTATAGGGCGGGGCCTTAACCCCGCCCTATTCCCATAACAGGAGGGAGAACTACATGAGAACCATTTATGAAAAGCATATCAGCGCTGACGCAGCCTACGTTGAACTAGCGGGCCCGCACAGCGAGCTTTCGTCTGCGCCGAAGATCGGAATTGCCGACGGCTCCAAGTACGAGTGCACCGACAGCTCCAATGTCGGCAAGGTCTACACCTTCAGCGAGGCTGACGGCGACTGGAACTATCAGATCACACTCAGCGACGCATAAGGAGGGGGCAGCCATGTTTCCAAAACATTGGTCTACTCTACGCAAGCTGATTTGGCTGAAATCCACCGTTCTGTCCGGGGCATCAGCCGTCCTCAAAACAGCAACAGGCAACCCCATCCACATCACAGACGCGCTTGCCAAGCCAGCCGAGGCGTTGAGCGTGGCGTTTGCGCCCGTGCAGAGCGGTAGCGGTGACCCAAGCCCTGACAATGTGCGCCCCATCAGCGGGTGGACGGGCTTGACGGTGTATCACAGCGGCGAGGACACAGACAATCCCACCACCATCCCCATCAGTTGGAGCGACAGCGGCACGGTCTACGGCGGCACTCTTGATGTGCTGACGGGTGTGCTGACGGTGGAGTGGGTGAGCGTACACCTTGGCGGGATTTCGTGGTCAAAAAACGGCGTGAGATTTGATTCCGGCTACTTGGAAGCGGCAACCCATGCATATGGCGTTTTAGCGGTGCAATGCGAGTGCTATAAGGGCATCCCAAATATGAGTGGGGCTGGCTTCAACTCAGATGCGCCAGACTACCAAATCTGTTTCAATTCTTCGGCGGGTCGGTCTTACTTCATTGTCAAAGACCCGCGCTACTCGACAGGCTCTGACCTCAAGACCGCGCTGAATGGCGTTTACGCTGTCTATAAACTCAAAACGCCGCAGACCATCCAACTCACGCCGACCGAAGTGCAGTTGCTCCTTGGCGAGAACAATCTGTGGTCGGATGCCAACGGCGATTTGTCGCTGACCTACTACGCAGACGGGAACGCGGATGACATCGAGTCGCTTGGCATCTTGCTTGGCAACCGCTATGTCAACAATCACGAAGCTGACGAGCCGACAGACCGCGAGGCTCTTGACATTATTCTTGGGAGGTAGCCCATGAAAAGAAGCGAACTCATCAAAATCCGCGAACTGATTGAAAAAGCGTCTGCCTCTCTCGCAGACGATGACGCGATTGCCGCGCCTCTTCTGTTCCCATCGTGGGCGGTCGGCGTTGCCTATGCCGTGGGCGACAGAGTTGCCTACAACGGCAAGCTGTACAAGGCCGTGCAAGCGCATACCAGTCAAGCCGACTGGACACCCGATGTAGCCGTCTCGCTCTACACCGAGGTTGCCGCAAGCGGACAGGGTGACACGCCCGACAATCCCATCCCATACAACAACAACATGGAGTTGTTCAAGGACAAGTATTATTCGCAGAGCGGCGTCGTCTACGTCTGCTTCCGCGATACGGGCGTTCCCGTGTACAACAACCTCGCTGACCTTGTTGGGCTGTATGTGACGGTGTGGGAGGAGTAAGCCATGACGAAGACAGAGGCAGTTCAGAAGCTGCTGGCATGGGCCGAGTCGCAGGTCGGCTACCACGAGGGCGCGGGCAACTACAACAAGTACGCCGAGGACGTGAGGCTGCAGAAGCTCTATGGCTGGAACGCCCAGAAGGAGCCGTGGTGCGACATCTTCACCGACGAGGGCTTCATCGTCTGCTTCGGTCTGGACGCCGCAGCCGCCATGACCTACCAGCCTATCGGCAAGGGCAGCGCCGCCTGCCGGACTTCCGCGAAGTATTTTGCCGATAACTTCGCCTTCGTGCAGCAGCCGGAGGCTGGCGACGTCATCTTCTTCTACGACAAGGAGAGGGTCATCAACCATCAGGGCTTCGTGCAGAAGGTGCAGGGCGGCGTCGTGTACACCATCGAGGGCAACAGCTCCGACGGCGTACAGCGCTGCGCGTATGCCGTGGGAAGCAGCGCCATCGCAGGCTACGGCATACCAAAGTGGTCGGTCGTGACTGACCAAAACGCAGATGACCAGAACCCGGCTGACGAGGTCGTCGTCGAGCCGCAGAAGGGCATCGAAGGACTGCCGGAGCTGCAGCGCGGCATGAAGGGCGAAGTCGTCCGGGCTGCGCAATACCTGCTCAACGGCAGGGGCGCGTCCGTCGGCTACTACGGCGCGGACGGAGACTTTGGCCCCGGCACGGAAGCAGCGGTGCTTGCCTTCCAGCGGCGCAACGGCCTTGAAGCCGACGGCATCATCGGCCCGCTGACGTGGGCAAAACTGTTGGGGGTAAGCTGAAATGAGCGCACAATGGGCATCCATCATCGTAGGGGCTTTGTCCCTGCTTGGTACGCTGGCGGGCGCGTACTTCGCCAGCCGCAAGAACACGGCGCTGATCGCGTACCGCTTGGAAGAGCTGGAGAAGAAGGTCGACAAGCACAACTCTGTTATCGAGCGCACCTACGCGCTGGAGGAGTGGCGGGCTGTCGCCGAGGAAAAGCTGAAGGTCGCCAGCCATCGCATCGACGACCTCGAACGAAAAGGAGCTTAAACATGATGAAGTACAAGTTCGCTGACTGGATCAAGGCTGCGGGCATCCGCGCCATCAAGACCGTTGCGCAGACGGCCGTTGCCACTATCGGCACGAGCGCTGTCATGGGCGACGTCAACTGGCTGGCCGTCGGCAGCGCCTCTCTGCTGGCGGGCATCCTGAGCCTGCTGACGAGCGTCGCCGGTCTGCCCGAGCTGGACAAGCTCGGGGAGTAATGGGAGGGAAAGAACATGGCTTTTCAGCACAACTGCTGTTTTATCGAAGTCGTCAGCGGTCAGGTAAGCCCGGACAGCATCCGGCAGCTTGCCAACCTGCGCGACTACGCTTTCGCGCAGAAGACAAAGGGCGGCGCACTTCTCCCTCCGGGCGTGAAGGTGCAGCTTTCTGTCGATGGCACCGTCATCAACGTCAAAGAAGAAAATGTGCGCGTCAGCGGCAACGTCTTTGAATGCTGCGGCGTCATTTGGGACGGCGGCTGGTACTTCTCCGGCGCCGGTGACAAGACCTATTCCGACAACGCTCCGGCGTGGGCGTCCGGCGGCGGTGACGAGCCGTTCGTGCTGCACGGAACGATTACTGGAGAGACAGACGGCACAGTTCAGGAGAGCGTTGCAGACCTCGTGGCGGCTATCACGGCGGGAAAACGCGTTGTTTTTCACTTGGAACCGGTTGAGGATTTGTGTATCAATGTGGAGATGGTGCATTGCTCGATTAATGAAGGCAATCCGTATTGCGTGGGGAGTTTCGCAGATGACACTTTGGTTTGCTATGTGGTTGGAGTTAGTGGTGACGCGCTTGTCTTTGAAGTCTACTCCTACACCCTCACGCCCGCCACATGACCCGCTACGGAGACGCAGGACGGCCGTGAGGTTTGCTGACCTGCTGGATCAAGAAAAGCTAACAGGAGGCTGTACATGCTTTCTGACAACGAACTGATCGTTCACAAGTTCCCAAGGCAGGACGTCTGCATCTACCCGATCTCGGACGTCCACCTCGGAGCCGCGGAACATCTGGAGCGGGAGTGGAGCGCATTCTGCGCCCACCTGCTCGACGACCCCCACGCCTACATAACGCTGGGCGGCGACCTGCTCAACAATGCCGTGAAGAACTCCGTGAGCAACGTCTATGAGGAGCGGCTGCGGCCCCGCGAGCAGAAGAGGCTGATTGTGGAGATGCTGACGCCGCTGCGCGAGCGCATCCTCTGCCTCGTGCCCGGCAACCACGAATGGCGCAGCGCGAGAGAAGTCGACGACGAGCCGACCTACGACATCGCCTGCAAGCTGGACTTGGAGCATCTGTACCGGCAGAACATGGCCTTCGTCAAGCTCCAGTTCGGCGACAACCGAAAGGGCAAAGGCTCGGACAACCCGACCTATGTGCTGGCAGTCACCCACGGAGCCGGAGGCGGCATCCTGACCGGAGCTGCCGTCAACCGGGCGGAGCGCTTCGCCTATGTGCTGGACGGTATCGACGGCATCATCGTCGGGCACACGCACAAGCCATTCGTGACCGCGCCCGAGAAGCTCTCGGTCGACCCGCAGCACAACACCGTCTACCGCAGGCCCTTCGTCGTGGTCAACACGTCAAGCTGGATGGCCTACGGCGGATACGCCGCGAGAAAGATGCTGACGCCCAGCGGTTATAGACCGCAGGTGCTGACGCTGCGCGGCAGAAGAAAGGAGATAGACGCGTCCATGCGTCTGTCTTGGACATAAGCAAGGAAGTGATTTTATGGCAACGACCGCACAGAGAGTATTCGACATCGCTATGGGCCTGATGGACGAGCTCAGCGATACCGGCGCCACCGATACCGAAGATACCAAGGAGTACAAGGACAGGACTCTCCTGATCCTGAACGCTCTGCGCGGCGAGCTCTATCCCTACAGCGACACTTGGGCTGTCACGGAGACCGGCAAGCGCCCCATCGTGGCCGTCATCGCCAACTTCACCGACAACATCGGGCTCGACGACTACATCTGCCAGAGCGTGATGCCCTACGGCCTTGCCGCTCAGCTTCTGCTTACGGAAGACCCGAGCGCTGCCGGGTTCTTCCAGCAGCGCTACGAGGAGCTCATGGGCAAGCTGCGCTCCGGCCTGCCGACGGAGAGCGAAGACATCTACGACATTTACGGCTTGAACGGCGGCGTCGAGCCCTACAACGAATTTGGCATGTGGAGGTGACCGGCATGGCGACTGAGACCAGAGGCAGAAGCAGAACCTACAGCAAGCCGGAAGACCTTCGCGCCGAGATCCTCCGCTACTTTGAGGAGTGCCAGAAGGCCCGCATCCTCCCAGACTATCCCGGCATGGTCATCTTCCTGAAGTTCCGCTCTAAGGCGGCGCTGGAAGACCTCGCCAATCCCGAGCACTGGCTTGAGGAGTTCGGCGGCGATGAGGAGAAGGCGGCGGCGAAGGCGAAAGCCTACGGCGAGATCCTTGAGGAAGCCGCGCTCCGGCGCGAGAGCTTCCTCGTCCGACTGATGTCGTCCGACAACAAGCGGGCGCAGGGCTGCCTGAACATCCTGAAGCAGAAGGAGAACGGCGGCTATGTCGACAAGCCGACGGAGAGCGGAGAGAAGACGCTGAACATCCGCGTCATCGGCTGCGGCGGCATGGACGCTTTCAAGTAAGGGGGCTTTGGCATGGCGAACATCAGCGCAGCGACAAACGAAAAGGTCTTCCCGATCAAGAGCTGGCTCGGCCTGAATGAAGCCCCCGATGGCGACACCAAGCTGAAGATGGGCGAGGCCAGCATCATGCAGAACTGGCACGTCACCCGGGACGGCAACCTGAAGCGCAGACCGGGCGCGACGACCGTCATGGGCCTGCGCGTCTCCTATACGACGAGCACGGACGCAGAAGAGGTCGCCGTCTGCCAGACCGCAGACGACGCGACCATTGCCTGCTACGACAGCGTTGTGACCAACAGCTTCGGTCTGCTGGAGCTTGGCAACAAGCTCGGCGACTACACGGCCGAGGAAGCAGACGAACAGCTCGTCAGTCTGTATTTCAAATATCAGGATAAGTTCTATCAGTATTCCGACGAAGAGACTGCGGACGGCGTGAGCACTTGGAAGGGCTACCGCGTCAGCTCCGTCCCGTCCAACGGGCAGGTCAAGCCCGTCGACGGCCTGTGGAGCGGGCGCGTGGCAGGAAAGCGCTGCGTGCTTGCCGCCTGCGAGAACCGTGTGTGGAGCCTGTGGGATGACGCAAACAGCCAATGGCAGAAGGTCTCGCTTGGAACCGTCAACAGCGGCGACGGCGTACACTTCTTCCCGTTCGACGGCAAGGCTTACATCATGACAGGCCACGAGTATGCTGTCTGGGACGGCGGCGCGTCCATAGCGTCCGTCACCGGCTACATCCCGCTTGTGGCTATGGTAATTTCCCCGCTCGTCAACGGCGAGCTCGGAACGGCCGTCAGCGGCGAGCTGAACGAGTCTATCAACCTGCTCATCGGCAAGCGGAGAGCTTGGCTCTCCCCGGACGGCGTTGGCACCACCTTCCAGCTGCCGGAGAACGGCATGGCCAGCATCGACTACGTCAAAGACCTGAAGACCGGCAACAACCTCGCGACCGGCTGGCAGGGCGACACAACCAACGGAACAGTGACCTTTACGACGGCTCCTGCTGCCGCGACGAACGCCTATGAGGTCGGCTGGACGATGCCTTCCGGCGCCCTCGACCCGGCAACGCAGCTGCGGGCGCAGGTGGAGGCGATGCACTTCTCGGAGCTGTACGCCGGTACGCAGGACACCCGCATCTTCCTGTACGGCGACGGCAGCAATCAGGCGATCTACAGCGGCATCGACTATGACGGCACGCCGAGGGCGGACTACTTCCCAGACCAGAACGCCATCCGCATCGGCGACAGCAATTCGCCTATCACGCAGCTGATCCGGCACAACAGCACGCTCGTCGCCTACAAGACTGACGCTGCGTACTCCATTACCTTCGGTATCACATCGCTGGCAAACGACGTGTATACCCCCGCGTTCTACGCAACGCCAATCAACAGAGCTGTCGGCAACCTGTCAGTCGGGCAGGTGCAGATCGTCGGGAACAACCCTGTCACGAGCTTCGGCGAGCACCTGTACATGTGGAAGGGCAATCAGTACGGCAACCTGACAACGGACGAAAAGAACATCAAGCTGATCTCCAGCCCGGTGCAGGCGTCGCTAAAGGAGCTGCGGCTGTCGCTTGCCAAGATGTTCGACGACAACGCCGGACAAGAGCTTTTCATCAGCGAGAACAGCAAGACGCTGGTCTGGAACTACGAGCTCAACGCTTGGGCTCGATACAGCGGGCTGACAATCACCTGCATGACGAGCTTCGCCAACAGTTTGTTCTTCGGGACGGCGGACGGCCGCTTCTGCGTGTTCGACGAGGAGGCTTACGGCGACGACGGCGAACCCATCGACGCCCGCTGGGAGAGCGGCGCCATGAGCTTCGGCGCGGATTATATGCGCAAGCTCTCTGCAAAGCTGTGGGTCGGGATGAAGCCTGTTGCCGGTTCGTCTGTAACGGTGACCGTCGAGACCGACCGCAAGAGCACTTTCGCCGAGAAGCTCGTCAGCTCGGACAGGGCGAAGATCGCCGGAGAGCCCTTCATGGCCCGGTGCAAGCTGAAGGCCAAGAAGTTCGTGTACTACAGACTGATGCTCCTGTCCAACGAGTACGCGCCGCCTGCTACGGTGTCGGCGGTGGACATTCAGGTCAGGTCTGCTGGCTATACCAAGTGAGGTGAAAGCATGGCGCTCGACCTCATAAAAAACGACAACACATTACTGTACTTCCTGAACAACAACGCCCGGAAGGTCTACCGGCGGATCATCATGGATACCGAGAACGGCGAGACCGGGCTTGCGACGGAACGTTCCGTGCAGGAGGTCATGGCGGACGCGCAAAATCTCGCTGTGCTGATCCAGAACACTGGTGACGCGCTTACCGAGAGCATCGGCGCTCTGGAGCACACGATGACTTCCGACTACGTCTCAAACAGCACCTTTGGCGAGTTGCGCGAGAGCATCACGACGCAGATACAGGCGCAGGCCGGGTTGATCGCAGAGTACTACAGCCTTACGCAGACCATCCAGAGCGGGCTGACCGACACCGACACCGAGCTGCTCAATTACATGACGCAGATGGACGGCAAGATCCAGCGCGGTTATCTGGACGACCCGGACAACCCCGGGCACACGATCTTCGGCATCGCAATCAGTGAGAAGCTGGAGTTCACCGGCTCGGAGACGACGCAGGACGGCGAGACCTACTACGAGCTGTCGCCCTTGCAGACCTTCGGCTTCTACACCTCGACGGGCTGGCAGTTCTGGATCGGCGGCGAGAAGCGCGGCTGGTTCGACGCGACGGACGGCATGCTTCACATCAAGCAGCTCGTCATTGAACAGTCGCTGCAGTTCGGCGATTGGGAGATCACGATAAGCAACGGCTTCGGCCTTAGATATACGGGGAGCTAAGCTATGCCGACACTTTCTTTCAACGTCACAAAATGGGACTGGTGGAGCGCCTCCGTCAGCATCCCGTATACGCTTAGCTACAACGCCAGCACCAACAAGACGACGGTCACCTTCTCCGCCTGTACTCTGTCGTATGTCGGCGCAAACCACTACGGCACCGACACCACGACGACGCTGACGGTCAAGGCTGGAGACAACACGAGCAGCAGCGGCACGACGAGCTTCACGACAGGGGGCAACTCAAAGCCGTCCGGCGAGACCTATACCGGCACGCCGAGCCCGGTCAGCATCACGGTGCAGCATAGCGCAGGGCCCGGCGCGAAGACCGTCACCGTAGAGGCAGAGACTACCATCCACGTCGCCCCGCAGGGGACGAGCGGCAATATCCAGCCGCCGTATTACTACATCTCCGGTTCCGGCAGCCGGACGGACACAAGCCATACGATCCCGTATGCTTCCATTATCGCGAGCTGCTCCAGCTCCGTACAGGCCAACAGCAGCATCGCGCTGACGATGACGCGCTACAGCAGCTCCTACTACCACAAGGCGACTTTCAAGGTGAGCGGCACGACGCTGGCTACCTCATCTGCCTTTGCCACGAGCCTGAGCTATACGGCGGCGCGGAGCTGGTTTAGCAGCTACCCGAGCGCGTCGAGCCTGACAGTGACGGTGTCGGTTCAGACCTATACCGACAGCAGCGCGACCACAACGGTCGGCTCGCCTGTGACGGCTACGGTGACGGTCTATGCCGACAGCGGCATGGCGCCGACCATCGGCGGAGGCTTTGCCACAGCGGCCGCTTACAATACCGGCACGGCAGCCTCTGGCATCACTGGCTATGTGCAGGGCTACAGCAAGTGCAGGCTGACGCTGACGAAGAGCGGGCTGACGCTGGCGAACAACGCGACGGCGGCGAGCTACAAGGTCGTCTGCCAGAGCTACACCGGCACGAAGAACAGCCCCGGCGCGACAGAGACCATGACGACGAACGTTCTGACTGGCAGCTCGGCCATTACGATCACGGTCACGGTGACGGACAGCCGCGGGCTGACGGCGAGCACGACGCTGACCGTCACACCGATGGCCTACGCCAATCCGACGCTCTCCGGCATCAGCGTTTTCCGCTGCAACATCAGCGGCGTGGCTGACCCGGACGGAACCTACTACAGCGCCGAGGCGACGGAGAACCACTCCTCCCTGAACAGCCAGAACAGCGTCACGCTTCAAGCGCAGTACAAGGCGGTGACGGACGCCAACTACGGCGGCCTGTACAATCTTTCGAGTGGCACGGCGCGAGTCCTCGGCAGCGGTCTGCTTAACCCAGACATCAGCTACATCGTGCGGATCAACCTGACCGACAGCCTCGGCAACATCTCGCAGGCGACGGTGCTGCTACCGAACCGCAAGTGGGCGATGAAGTTCCGACCGGGCGGCGAAGGCGTAGGCTTCGGCAAGGCGCCAGATCATACGAAAGCGCTGGAGATCCCGGCGGATTGGGAGATGTACTTCGGCACAGAGACCTTCAAGGAGCACGCGCAGAAGCTCTACGACAGCGTGGGCATCGAGATCGCCAACGGCGACGACCTGAACGATTACACGACGCCCGGCGTCTATTGCTCGCCGAGCGGCACGGTCACCGCGTCGCTGTCCAACTGTCCCGTCACCGGCTGGAACTTCCGGCTGGACGTCCGGCTGACGAGTGGCGACGGCTTCTTGACGCAGACCATCACGAGCAGCGGGTACTCATGTATCTACACGCGACAGCTGCACAGCGGAACATGGAGCGCGTGGACAACGCTTGGAGACGTCGGCCTTACGACCATCACAAGCGTTGATCAGGTCAAGGGTCTCGTTCCGGGGATTTATCAAATATCCGGGGCATCTGCCGGAATATTCCCGTTTCAATGGGGCGTTTTGGTTGTGCTTCATGCTGGGAACTATGGGATAGCACTCTTTTCCCCGGTCAACAGCACAAGTTTGAGCGCTTGCTATCGCAGGAGCTGGCAGCGAAGCGACTCGTCTTGGTATGAGAGCGCATGGGTCGGATAAACCGATTAAGGAGGACAGCATCATGCACACTATCATCGAACAGCAGACGGCACAGGAGGAGTAAGATATGGCTATCACCCCGTATGACAGCGCGGCACAACAGCAGGCCATCAACCAGATGTATGACGCTCAAAAGCAGACGCAGCTGAGCCAGCTTGAGAACGCATACAATCAGCAGCGCAGCAGCTACGAGCAGGCTGCCGCGCAGATCGCGCCGACTTATCAGGCGCAGGCCAACGACCTCGCCGTCCAGTACGAACGCAACAAGCGCAACCTCAACGAGCAGGCGGCGGCGAGAGGTCTGAACACCGGCACGGCATCCCAGCAGCAGCTTGCGCTCAATCAGGTCTGGCAGCGGAACTACGGTGCGCTGAAAGGCCAGCAGGCGCAGGCCGAGACGGCAGCCCAGCAGAAGATGACCGACCTCGAGGCAGCGTACCAGCAGCAGGTGGCTCAGGCCATCGCCAACAACGACTACGACAGAGCAAAGGCTCTGTACGACGAGGCGCAGACGGCCTACCAGCGCCAGATGCAGGAAGACCAGATCGCCTACCAGCGCCAGCAGGACGCTCAGGCGCAGCAGCTCAAGGAAGCGCAGCTCCTCGCCTCCTACGGCGACTTCTCGCTATTTGCCAATCTCTACGGTCAGGACGCCGCTGCGCAGATGTCCGCACTCTGGACTGCGCAGAACCCTGACCTCGCGTATAACACCGGGCGCATCAGCGCAGCGCAGTACTACCAGATGACAGGGCAGTATCCGCAGGGCTATACCGCGTCCAGCAGCAGCGGCGGCGGCGGTGGTTATCGCAGCGGCGGTGGTAGCCCGGCGACTACTACGACGACCAATCCGACTACGGAGCCGACGACCGAGACTGATCCGCTTTCCGATCTCGCCGAACGTTTCCAGTATGGCTCCGACGAGGAATACTTCGCCGCTAAAACGAACGAGATTGCAAGCGATGCAAGGCAGCAGGCTCAGGCTTATGCTGTTGCGAACGGCATCAATCCTTGGGACAGCGGCTATGCCGGTTTCGTTGACGAAGCTCAGCGCCGTATTCTGGCTGACAATTCCGACTACTCGTACTATCGCGGTGAGTATGAGAAGGAGAAGGACGCCAGAAAAGACAAGGAAGCTATCGCTTCGCAGAAGAAGCAAGCTAAGGCTAAAGAGGAGAAGCGCCAGAGCGACATTGATGAAGCTATTAAGATGATGTCCTACGCCGCAAATTATGGAGTGTAAGCTATGGGCTTTTTGAAGGACTATATCAGTTCTCTCACAGAGAGAAAGAAGCAGAAGAAAGAGACGCAGGAAGCCCCTGCGTCTCAGGCCACAGCGGACGGCGCCAGCGCCTTGCTCTCCAGATATAGGCCGCCAGAAAACTATACCCCCACAACTCCTTCGGCAGATCCGCCGATCAGGCAGTATAGCCCTACAGGCATGGGGGAAGTGAAAACCTACGACGACCTCATGCCTTGGACTGATCGCCGCGGCAACGTAAACGTCTCCAACCTGACTACCGGCGAGACTAAGCGCGTGTTCACGGCAGCGACAATGGGCAAGGACAAGACGACGAGAGACGATTTCGGCGCAGACTTAGCGCAGTCTATTCTCGGGGCCGGGCTTAGACAGGGCGCAAACTATCAGTCGGCCCTCGCCACCGCCGGGCTTGGTATTATGGGCCTTTTCAACAAGGACAACAACTATCAGCCTGAAGTCGGGTCTGCTCTGTGGCGTTGGCAAGAAGGCGCCGAAGCTCGCGCCAAAGCGGCTGAGACTGTGTCTCGAGACTCGAAAGCCGGGCGCGGGAAAGTCGGTGGTCTCGTCATGGACGTCGCCTCCGGCGGCATTGACCTCGCAGCAGACCAACTCATGAACCTTATCGTCCCCGGCTCCGGCATGGCCGCAATGGCGACTCGCGTCTTCGGTAGCTCGTCCGAAGAAGCTCGGCAGGAAGGCAAGACCATCAGCCAGCAGGTGCTCACCGGCCTCAAATCCGCCGCAATCGAGTGGGCGACAGAAAAGTTGGCTGGTGTCGGCGGCCGCAAGGGCGTAAAGCCCGGCTGGATCGACGGCGCTCTCGACAAGGCGCTTGACCGCTTCGTTGCCAGAGGCGGCAACGCCATCGTCGGCAAGATGGTTCAGGCATTCGGCTCTGAGGCCGCTGAAGAAATGCTCTCCAGCGTTCTCAATCCGCTTGA